ATTGGGGCGATGTAGGATCTAATACAAAAATGACATTAGACCGTTATAGCGGTAATTTGGGTATAGGAACATCCATTCCATCTTATAAACTCGATGTCGCTGGTGATATAAACTTTACGGGTTATTTAAGTGTAAATGGTAGTGTAGGTACATCTGGTCAAGTACTCACATCGAGTGGACCAGGTAATTCACCAACGTGGACGACTGGAAGTAGTGTATGGACAACCTCGGGTTCAAATATATACTACAATTCGGGTAATGTTGGTATAGGAACATCAAGTCCTCAGCATAAGCTTCAGGTTGGCGGAAATGTAAGTTTGGGTTCATCTTCAGAAAGGTTGTTTCGTCCGACACATTATTACTACCAGACATATTCAGGAACCAGTGGATACGCTTACCATTTCCTGGAGATTAATAACACGTGGGTCTTACATGTCAATGGGAACGACAAAATGTACATCAGGTCAGATTCAGGAGTTGTATTGGATGACTTCACTGGACAGCATAGATCTTTTGTAGAAAATGTTTGGACCGAAAATATTAATGACTATATTGGTCTCATCGTATGTGCAAATAAGAATACATACACGAGTGCGAGTTTTGCCACATATAAAGGAAATCGTGCGATTCAAATAAATGAATCTTTACCAGATGTTCGTCTCAGCAATGTTGCCTACGATAAATCGTGCTTTGGTGTAATATCTAGTGGTGAAGACCCAGAATCACGCGAAGATACATATGGTACCATAACGATCCCTATTCCTAAAGAAAGAGGTGATACGCGTACTTTTATCAACTCCGTAGGTGAAGGTGCCATTTGGGTGACCAATATCAATGGTTCCCTCGAATCAGGGGATTATATCACGACATCCAATATAGTTGGCTATGGTCAGAAGCAGGACTCTGAGTTCCTCGCTAACTATACGGTTGCTAAAATAACGATGGATTGCGATTTTAATCCAAAAATTCAACCAGTGAAACAAATTAAAAAGGAACTGGGAAATGTAGAATACTGGATAAAATACAAAATAAAGGTAATATCACAAGAAGAATACAATGTATTACCGGATACACAAAGGAGAATAAAAACAAACGCTGATGGTAATGATAAATATTACCAATTAATTTATGAAGAAAAAACTATAGAAGATCCATTAATCTATGAAATAGAAAATTATGTTTGGATACACGAATCGAGAGAAGAAATGATTAATTCAATTGATGAAAATGGTATTTTTATATGGGAAGACCATCCCACAGAAACAGAGAAAGCCTATAAAATCCGATACCTCGATGCTAATGGCATGGAGACGGATGAAGTGAATCATGTATACAAGGCAGCTTTTGTAGGGTGTACATATCACTGTGGTTAAACTAATTTACCATTCTGGAAAAGGTCAGAATGGTAGAAAGTTTTTACTTTACTTTCGTGGAAATGAGTCCATGATCGCTAGGGCAATAACACCCGCAATGAAAAACAACACGACATAATTACACTCGGTATCCTCCTCGCCAGTAGAATTTTTACGATTCTCCTGGACTGGGACTGGGACTGGTACCTGTTGTGAAGGCCTCGGTCTTTCAATAGGATCTTCGTCTAAGGGACAATAACCTATCATTTATACTATATTTTACAAATTAATTTCGACCGACTTTTTCTTTCGCCCGCGTTTACCCTTGGTCTGAGAAACTTTCACTTCACGAACGTCGCCGTCTTCACCTTCACCTTCTTCCGTTGGAGCTTCAGCTATATCCGAAACGTCGTCGTCATCGTCATCATCTACACTAGGTGGTTCCTGTGGTGCAATACTCGTCGTATTCATAGGTGGTGTTGGTGGCATCATAATGTTACCCATAAGACTCGAAATGTCGAAACCGGGTCCCTGCATTTCGCGTCGTTCACCGGTTTCAGGTGTTTGTTGTTGCTGAGATTTTGGAACCGTATTCTGAACCGCGGTCATCATGTTCTGAACGAGTCCCGGATTTTGTTTAATCACGTCATTCATGTTTGGCATGACGGATTTAAACATACTATTCGTTAAATGGAACATCATCGCCGAACCACCAAGCATCATAATAAGTTTGATTTCTGGAGCAACGTGCATTTTTGTTCTATACTTCACGTATAACTCCTCGAAAACCTCATCGTAATCGTCGACGTTTTCCATAACATTTTCAGACCATCCATCGAGTTGAATCTCAAATGGGTTATACTTCTTATTTAAAAATTCAAGACCTGTCGTACACGCGATAAGCATACGTCTCGAAAACTTAATTGATTTATCGACATCTATACTATATGTAATTCGCTTAACTTCGTTTCTAAGTTCATCTATAGGGGAATAAACATTCAAACGCTTGTTTACAGTAAACCCCTTTTTTTCCAAACGTCCGAGTTTATTAACTAAATCGGCTTTCTCTTCGTCTATTGTTTTAAAACCAGGGGATGGTTTTTCTTCTTCCTCCATGGCATACCCACCACCTCCTCCCCCGTAGTCCATCTCAGGTTCGTCATCTTCGTATTCACCATAGTCGACTGGTTCTTCCTGAATAGCCGGTGCCGACTGGGGTGTTTGTTTGTTTGGATTAACAAATGAATCCATGTCTTCCTGAAACACCTGTGGTTGAGGTGGCGTAAACTGCGTCTTCATACGCGTAATTTGTTTTTTCACAGGCTGAGATCTAGGAACTTCAATCTCTATTTCATTCATCAAAGCCTGTTCGTTATCATCAAGTTTCATGATATTTGTATCTCTACGATCAAGAATAATCTCTCCGTCCATTACTCTTTATATTGAAACTATTCTATTCTCTTTAACGCACTTTATAAAAAATGTTGTTTCAATATAAATGAAACTTAACTCCACTAACAAAAATACTCTTCGAGCTATGCTTATAGTCGTACTCCTTTTGTGTGTCCTCACGATGTTTCGTACCAGTGGATACCAGGGCAAAGAAATTGAAATCGAAGCTGTAAACACGGGTTCGTTGTTTGACATTCCATCATCGGAAGAATGTTTGAAAACCGCTTACTATTCGAATAGTGTTGGTGGTGTATGCAACGGCCAAAAACTCGTCCAGGAACAAGCGGGTTATAAGATGAAGTAAAATCTCCGGTATATATAAATGGCTTTAGTGACTAGTCAGTCATCTTTACCTGATTTCGAACACGAGTATCATACGATTACAGTTGATACTATAGGTCAGTTAAGTAAGAATACGTTTACTGTTCATCTTCAACAAACACTAGAAAATATTGTTCAGGCGAGACTTGTAGCTGCACAAATTACAACTACAAATTCTAACGTTTGTTATATTTCTGTGAACGAACTCGATACGAATTATTCACAAAGAACATCAAATATTTATGGGTATGAAAATCAGGAAGTTATATCTAAAGTAAACAATTCATTTGGAAGTTTGATAAGTGGTGGTGGCACAGTATCGCAAATTATTTTCAAAGATAACTACCCAGTCGTTCAACAATATTCAACACCTATACGAAAAATAGACCGATTAACATTTACATTATTTAACCAAGATGGTAATACTATACAGGGTACAGATGATAACTTTTTTATTTTTAGATTCGTATGTAAACAAAAAAATTTACCATTCCAGGAGAGTGGTAAATAGCGCATATTTTTAACCTTTTCTTATTATAAATGTCTTCTGGTATTGTTCAACTCATCGCCATAGGTGCTCAAGATGAACACATTATGGGCGAACCAGAAATTTCTTTTTTTACATCAACGTTTAAAAGGCATTCTAACTTTTCACAGTCCGTAGAAAAACAGACAATACAAGGGTCTGTGAAAGGTAATTCCATGTCATCTATTCGGTTTGACCGAACAGGGGATTTATTAGGGTATACGTACCTTACTATAGATAATAACGCACAAGCACTCGATATTCAACGCTGGGATACACTTATCGATAAAGTTGAACTTCTTATTGGTGGTCAGGTCATAGATACACAAGACGCCATATTTACCGAAAAAATAGCTATTGATACATTTGCAACGAACGTCTCAAAAAGTGCTATAGGTACACACCCAGGTGTAAGCGCGCGTTCGTATTTTTACCCATTTAGATTCTTCTTCTGTGAAGGTCCACAATGTGCTTTACCCATAATCGCTTTACAGTACCATAACGTCGAATTACGTATACACTGGGGCCCGGATGCAGGTAACTATAACTTTGAATGTTATTCAAACTATTATTATTTAGACAATGAAGAACGCGGTAATCTCGTTTCCCGTAACCACGATTTAATTATTACACAGGTTCAAAAAAGTATTCCATCCAATGAACTTGTTCAAGAACTGACGTTTAACCACCCAGTTAAGTATATTGCATCTTCAGATACAACAACTGAAGGTGCTTTAACGTCTACAACAAATAAAATTAAAATCGAAATAAACGGGTTAGATATTGGTAATTTTAAATGGGCGAAACCACATTTCATAGATGTTATGAACTATTACCATACAAATTTCGTCACATCACCAGATTTCTTCTTATACTGTTTTTGTTTATCAACAAGTTCACTCCAGCCGACAGGAACACTCAATTTTAGTCGTTTAGATTCAGCAAAGGTCGTGAGTCAATCCATGGTCATTTCAGACCCAATATATGCAGTAAACTATAATATACTTCGTATCGAAAATGGTATGGCCGGTCTCATTTACGCAAATTAAAATGCGCACCTATATTAAATGGTTAAAAACATACCGACCCTCGAGCGGTCTACCAAAATCCGGTTTGGTAAATATTCTACAGATGACCAGGGTGAAAATACGATTGTGTTCAATGCCTCTAATGTTGCTATAGATACATCAAGTCCAGGGAGTATTTACATGACACCACTTCGTCAAGAAGATGATATAACATCTAGTGATATAACCATATTGACGTATAACACAGAAACTAAGGAAATTATAGATTCGAATGTACTCGCGGTTGAACTTTTCACGATTAATTTACAATACGCGACGAATAATGATAACGTTACATCAAATACGGTTCGTTTTATAAATGATACGACTTCTTTTGTAACAACTGGTAATGTCGGTATACAAAATACGAGCCCTACACACGCACTTGATATAGGTTCACAATTTCATGTAACCAAAGATGGTGAAGTACGTGTGGGTCCTTCCGTTTTAATAGATTCTAATGCAGATAATAAAATTCAGGTTTCGGGTAGAATAGATACAGATTCGATTACATTAGACCATATTGGTCTTGCTAATAACAATCCAACTATAACGGGGTTAAGTTTAGGTTCGAGTACGTTTTTACAACACCCAACTGATTCCATAAACGCATTTAGTACCACGGGTAACGTAAGTGCGGGATTTTACCACGGTGATAGTTACTTTTTATCAAACTTGACTCTAGACAATATCATTTTACAAGGTAATACAGCCGCTTCTAAAACAGTTGAATTTAATAAAAGTGGTACATCTTTAATCACGGTGAGTAATGTTGGTATAGCAAACGCTTTGCCTGTACACACGTTAGACGTTGGTTCAAATTTGTTCGTAGACGATATAGGTTCAAATATATTAGTTGTGACCGGTAATACATTCACATCGAGAAAAGCGTTAATTGGGTCAAATGTTACTATAGATACGTTAGGGTCAAACGTCGTTGAAGTTACGGGGAATACATTTACCTCGAGAAAAGCCTTGGTTGGATCGAATGTTACTATAGATACGTTAGGGTCAAACGTCATTGAAGTTATGGGGAATGTAAATGTATCGAATTATACGAAAACAGACTATATTACGGTAAAAAAAGATGCTCGCATAAAAGGAAACCTCCTCGTCGAAGGTACGACAACAACTATAGATACTATAAACACAACAATTGAAGATGCCGTTATAAGTCTCGCTAACAATAACGAATTAGCAACTACAGATATTGGTATTATCATGAAACAACCCGGTAGTAACGCGAATCCAACGGTAACTTTTAGAGGCGACGAAAAAGAAATAATGATCGGCTACACGCTAAACAGTTCTTTAGATACCGAAATCACACCCGATTCCGCAAACGTCATAGATTTACACGTCTACGGTAACGTAATAGCACAAAACAACATAACGCTCACATCGGGTGAATTAACAGCCATTACACTAAACGGTAACGTTGTTGGTAATAATGTAGATGTGATTACTTTGAATGGTAACGTTATTGGTAATAATGTAGATGTGATTACTCTAACAGGTAACGTTGTTGGTAATAATGTAGATGTGATTACTTTGAATGGTAACGTTATTGGTAATAATGTAGATGTGATTACTTTGAATGGTAATGTCGTAGGTGATAATGTGAATGTAATTACTTTGAATGGTAATGTGGTCGGGGATAATGTAGATGTGATTACTTTGAATGGTAATGTGGTTGGGGATAACGTCGTTGCTTCGACAATAAATGCGATAACAACAAACAGTAATGTTGTCGGGGATAATGTGAGTGCGATTACACTTTATGGTAATGTCTCTGGGGATAATGTGAATGCAATTACTTTGAATGGTAATGTAGTCGGGGATAACGTCGTTGCTTCGACAATAAATGCGATAACAACAAACAGTAATGTTGTCGGGGATAATGTGAATGTAATTACTTTGAATGGTAATGTCGTAGGTGATAATGTGAGTGCGATTACACTTTATGGTAATGTCTCTGGGGATAACGTGAATGTAATTACTTTGAATGGTAATGTAGTCGGGGATAACGTCGTTGCTTCGACAATAAATGCGATAACAACAAACAGTAATGTTGTCGGGGATAATGTGAGTGCGATTACACTTTATAGTAATGTCGTAGGTGATAATGTGAGTGCGATTACACTTTATGGTAATGTCTCTGGGGATAACGTGAATGTAATTACTTTGAATGGTAATGTAGTCGGGGATAACGTCGTTGCTTCGACAATAAATGC